GATTTCACTGGGGAGATTTTTGACCAGAATTCCGATTTTGCATCTGACACCACTTTCACGGCCCCAGTAACTGGTAAATATTTAGTTTCAGCGTCAGTCCGTTATGCTGGCGTTACCGCCGCCGCCTCAAATATTGACATGCTATTTGTAGCGAGCAATCGTGCTGGACGCCTTGCTATGCCGACTGAGGTATCATCCGATGTTAACCCATTTGCTGAAGGAGCAATAGGCGGGACAATTATCGTTGACATGGATGCGTCCGATACGCTCACAATCACTTTTACCGTCAGCGGAATGGGGGCTACTACGGCGGATATTGTCGGACTTACTGGTTCAAATGATACCTACCTTTCCGTAGTACTGGTAGCGTAGGAGTAAAATGATTATTTTTGGAGATGGAATCACTGTTACAGACATCGAGCATAAATGCCTTCTACACCTAGTAGCAGACCCGGAGGCATGGGTGCTGAGTACAATAACGGAGAAGGCCCGGCTACGCAGGGATACACTGATTAAAGAATGGCAACCCAGACTCTATGCTGACCCTGCCGTAACCGAATTGCCAGCAAATGCCGAACAACTCTGTGAATTAATTATGGCTCGTAGTGATTATCAGACTCGTATCCAACAGGATGCATCTCAAGTCCCAGCAATCTCACCTGCCAGAGCGAATGTAGCGATTTTTGAGGCCACTGAGAGAAGTGGTTCTACGGTGACGCTATTTGAGGACGGTATCAATCTGGCAGATATGGACACAAAGTGTATTCTGGCCTACGTTCAAGACTTGGATGATTGGGTGATGGGAGCATTGCTTGGGCAAATTAACCGGGGCAAGAAGAAGATGATTGCTCAGTATCATCCCATCATTCTGGAGGACTCTAGCGTTACCACAATGCCAGCTACTGAGGACGGATTAGTGGCAATGATTGTTGCTAGGGATGATTATCAGAGGTTTGGAGGCTAATTAAACATGCCATATATATCTAACGTCCACTAAGAAAAATTTGACAGATTGGAGTGGGCATATAGATGTGTTGGTGGGGGCTGGAATAATAATTTTTATTCAAGCCCTAATAAATATATATTTTTTTAGAATTCTTAATAAGATAAATAGAGGGAAAAAATTATTCCGTTCTCTTAGAAGGTGATTTGAATAAAATTAATCTTAGTTTAATTGCATCCGTTGTACCTCTTTTAATAGTTGCTATTGGTCTGATTGGATGGGTTACAACTTTAAGAGGGGATGTTACTAATGCTAAAGCTGAATTAGCTGTAGTAAGGGCTGATATAACCCCACTTCAAGCGGAAGCTAAACAGTGTGCCATAGAGATTCATAATCTGCATGAACTGATTAAAGATATTGATAAAATTGAAGAGGTTGTTGAAGAAGTGGACGTAGCTATCTTTAGATTAAATTCTATCGAAGAATCGGTTAAAGAACATAATCCTGCGATTGTGGAATTGCAAAAATCGTTAGCAATCGCAAATGACCAGATGAAAACTATACTTGCAGACCACGAAATCATGGGTGAAATGCTTTCGGAGATGGGTAGGACTCAACCAGCAGGAGAACGTAGAAGTTATGGGGGATACGGAAATTAGTGGCAGAAATAGACTACTAAATAAATGCTGTAAAACAGCTTAATTTTATTTGAATAGTGGTATAATTATCTTAGGTTTAAATTTTTATATAGTGGAGTAAAGAAATGGTAGATGTAAATATAGACACAGATTTGGCTCAAGTTACTCAACAAATGGAACAACTAATCGGGGAATATAACAAAAAAGATACTGAAATGAAACAGTTAATGCAACAAATACAAAATCTTAGTGGGATAGCCATGTATCTACGGGGAAAAATAGGGGATGAATCCCCTAAAGAAGTTAGTAAAAGTTCTAATAACATAGGAAATAACGAAACTTTAGATACAGCAAAAATTATTAGCGACTCTTAATTAATTTTGGTTGGTGTACATGGTACAAACACAATGGGAGTCTAGACCATATTTTACAGCAGTATGGGTTTGGGATAACTCTGCCAGCGCATATGTTAATAATACTTTAGAGGCCCATTCTAGGAATGGGACTACATTTTCTATTTTTGCAGATGCCAATGATTATCTGTATCTAGGCTCTCAAGGAAAATTTGAGTTTGCTGGATTTTCATTAACAATTGGTGGCATTGTTGATACTCCAATACAGTGGGATTACTGGAATGGGACTGCGTGGACTCAATTAATACAAGAGAATAATTATACATTTGCTCTTAGTGGGGCAGAAGAATTTTGGCATTTAGAAGATTGGGATGCTTATGCATTTACTAACTCAGCACCCCATTCTGCCACCCCACCAGATACTCTACAAAGGTATTGGGTAAGAGGAAAAGTGGCTTCTGTAACAACTGCTCCTACAGTTAATCAAATCTATGCACGACAACGAGCTGCTTACGCTTCTCCTACGGATGTCTCTAATTTATTAGCCTTACCCAATGCTTTTTCTGCTACTACTAGACCTAGTAGAGATACTGTCGAAGATTATATCTATGCCGCTCAAGATTACATAGATAAAGAAACACGTAAATCGTGGCGTATGAAATTTAAGGTAGAGGAAGAGCATGATTTTATAAGGTCTGGATTTAGATTGGTAGAAGCATACCCTGAAGAAATCACTCAATTAGAGATTTGGACAGGTAGTCAATATGATACAAAAACGCAGGGAAGAACAGGAGATTATTTCTTAGTTAAAGATACTGGAATGGTACACTACGCTCGATTTTTTATATTACCAGCACGTATACAAGCATATTCGGGTAGTGCATGGGGATATGGTTGGGGTGAATTTACCTATCCTGTAAGAGTTTCTTATTTTTATGGTGGAAATCAGCAAAGTCACAGTGCTGAAGGAGGTATTGTTTGGGATATTTGTAGAAAATTAGCGGCTATTGATGTATATACGAATCATGATTATACTATTTTAACTGTGGCTGGAAGTGACCGTGTGGCCTTAGATAGGAAAATAGACACTTGGAAAATGGAAATTGAAGAAAGGCTTGTACGACTAGAACGCTGGGAAACGATGTAATGGCATATACAGCAGAAGCAGTTCCTGTAACTATAATTGAATCGCTATTATTTACCCATTGGGATACCAATTCAGGTAGTATTCCCAAACCAACAATGGTTGATGTGAATAATGCTACTGACCCATTACGAGCAGATTTAATAAATACTGGTGATTATTTATTATTAAAAGCAGATACCCCTACATTTGAGGAAACGCCTATTGGAACATGGGTCTATGGAAATCAAAGACATAGCGTTCTGATAGAAGTATATACTGCTCAGAATCGACAGCGTTTATACGACCTCCAAAAAGAGATACGAAGAGTAATTCATGCTAAAATGCACTCTGTAACAGAATTTCAACGGATTCAATATAGAAGCTTCAATGAACTTGTACAAGAATACGTGAATATTTGGGGGGGCAGAATAATTCTTGAATGTTTGAATAGTTCTATATTACTCAATACAGAAACTTAATAGACAACTTCAAGAGTAATCTTATATAATGACATCAGCATTTTATTGTACTATCTGTAGTGTTCCTGAAGAAAGTACTCTAATAATTCATAGAAACGGTAAATGTCCAAAAGAACAGAAAACCCACGGATTTCATTTTTGCCCTAGTTGTGGGTATAAGTTAAGTTCAAGTTTAGTTTCTAGCACAGAAGAGGAGAAGATAAATGATATGAATATGAGGTAATAATAATGGCTATTTATCGAGCAGAACAAGCCCGTGTATCATTCGCATCAGAACCGGGGCATGGTGGATATACAGATTATATTTCGGCTTCAACCCAATCAGGTTGGTCAGGAGTCGTAAATGGAGTGGTTATCGCTGGTAGTCGTTCATTTGCATTTGATGGCGGTAGTGGAACTGTTGCGGTAGACCAATATATCCGAATAGGAACCGTTGGAACTGCTACAGACGGTGGATTCAATGCGGAAATACGCAAAGTAACCAAAGTCGATGGCGCAACTGTTTATGTTGACCATCCATTTGGGTTTCATCATCTAGATAATGAAGTTGTTTCTCAAACTACTATCGCCAATGCTATAACTGGAGATTCCCTCCTAACATTTCTCCCCGGTATCTATGATGCAGTAGCCTGTCCTGATTTAACTCCTGAAATCACTCCCTTTTATTTCCTCAATACCTCTAGCAATCGAAACTGGACGTATGCCTATCGTGGAAGGCAAACATTTAATGGTTCTATTGCTAATATGATTCTTCTAAACGGATTCCCCATAAGATTTCCAATTGGTTCTGTGGCAACTACAGGAACTGATGTTGGAAGTGGTGGAGGAAGTACTCTAGATGGAGCAACTTATAAGGGTCAGATAGAAGTAACATTAGCATCAGCTACTAGTTATGCGGCTGGACATAAAATTCAAATAGATACAGGTAATAATTCTGAAGTCAGAGAAATTATATCTATAGCTTCCACTAAATTTAGATTAAATTATCCCCTTATGATAGCCCATGATAGTGGAGTTACCTGTAATCAAGTTACAAATCCATATACACATACTATCATAGAAAAATCTGAATTGGATTCAGTTGCATGGAATGTGTTGTTCCGTGATTCTAGTGAAACCGCAGCTAACGATTTTATCAGACGGTATGTTGGTGGAATGGTAGGTAGTGCTACATTTTCCGCTGATGAGGGTGGAATGTTACGTTTCTCTTGGGGCGGTGTAAACTTCTTGGATATGGCTCATAATCAATATTCTATGACTGGTGTAAGTGGTGAAATTGCTAAAGCATCTCGTGCATTAATTGACCCTACAGTTGAAGCTGGGGCAACTGCAAATGTTGGTATAGGTGGAGCAAGACCTAGAAGTGGGAGTGACCTTGGAAATGCAGTTTACCCAACTACAGAACCATACTATTTTTCACAGGGAGCTTTATATTTCTTTGGTGTACCATTTGCAAGAATTCGGTCATTCTCAATAGATATAAATAATAACCTTGAGCCAAGATATTATCTAAATGATAGTGGAAGAGGGAGAGTAGCAACTGAGTTTCAAGAACAACGTCGAAATTATTCGATGACTGCTGCTATTGCGATGGACGATTCTCTTTCAACAGGTTCAACTACCAGAACTTTATGGAAAGAATTGATACTAGAGGGCAATTATGGGGCTGGTATGCAAGGATTTGATGTGCATATGACCTTCACTCGTGGAGCAAATGATACTATCGTCATTAAATCTCCCAGCAATGCTACCACTTCAAGTGGTGGGGCTGGAACAGGATTCGGGGCGCAAGGGTGTTTCATTACTGGCGCACCCCATCCAGTAGGAGGTGATTCACCCATACAAATTGATACAACTATCCTAATGCGTGATTTGAGCATAGTTGTTACAGATAGCGAGGCAGTATACCCGTAAAATACAGGAAAATAGAAGGAGAGATACAGTGTCTACATATGAAAAACTTCTTGTTGGAAGACAAGTTAAGGAAATTATTTTAAATGTTACATCAGAAGATGGAGAATTAATAGAGATACCTCTTAAATTAAGGGGTCTTCCGTGGAGTCTAAAAAATCAGAAGATTAGTTTAGCTGTTACATGGGGTGAAGGGGGTCAAACTTCATTTGATGGAGATTATTATATAAGAGAATGCTTGAAGTGGATGATTGTGGAAGCACCGTGGGGCGAAACTACAGATTCATTTCTTGCCCAATGTGGCCCTGAATTGGGAACTGCGTTAGAGAATTTAGTTCCAAAAGCATTTGTTGATACCTCTACTATATCTACGGATGAAATAAAAAAAGAGTCTATCGAATCTTCAGAGGAACCGACACCTCAAATATTTCAGGGATAGAGCAGTCGGTTTATTCTTATTATTTAACTTTAATCCATCTGATGAAAATGGGACTACCATACGATTCGATAGTGTCAATGGATGATTCGGAAATACATCTAATACTGGGAATTGAGGGTGCTATGAACGAGGTTAGCAATGAAAATTCTCAAATGCAAGCAGACTTACATAGGAGCCAGATGAGTTCATGACAACTGGTGGTGGAGCCGTTGGCGGTGAAATATTTGTCAATATACGTACTGAGGGTGGTGGAGGAATTCCCGGTGCTGGTGGTACGCCACGCCCTGCTGGTGGTGGTGCGGCTCCTACTAAAGACCCAGCTATGTCTATGCTTAATGATGACCAAAAGAAACAGCTTGAAAATGCTAGACAAGAAAAGAAAGCACTGAAAGAATATCAAGACTTTCAAAAATTAAAGGGCAAAGAAAACCAGAACGAACTACTAAACGAACTCCAAAGAGCTAGAAAACAAGCTACAATGGTGGCTGGTGCTGTTACCACTGGAATGCTTGCCAGAAACTCTAAAATCATGTCCACTACAATGGGTTCTCTAAGTTCAATGTTTAGCGCATTCATTGATATTTTCTTGATGCCATTTATTCCACTTATTATCCCTGTATTAAAATATATTGCTGATTTAATACCTAGATGGCAGAAATGGACTCAGGATTTTGCTGATATGTTCAAAGAAAGTCCTTTAGAGGCTTTAAAATGGGCTGGGGAACAGCTATTAGAAAATTCTAAGAAATGGGGAATTTCGCTAGGGGCAATGTTTGGAATATCTGAAGAGCAAATGGAATCATTTTATGCAAAGATAGGGGAAGGTTGGGAAACAGCTAAAGGATGGTGGAAAACGAGTGTTGATTATGTCAAAAAAACTTGGGAGGCTTCTGGTGGTGATGTAGGCGAATTTATCAAGATAGTACTTAAAGATGCTTGGTGTAAAGTAATAGAAATGGCGGTGGCTGGATGGGAAAAATTCAAGGAATGGCAACCAGAAGTAGCAGCTAATATTTCAAGTACATGGACAGCAGTTGCTAGTTATATACGAGAGCTATGGGAAGCAGGTGGATGTTCAGTAATAGGATTCTTTGCAGAAGCTGCTGGGCGAGTAGGGGATGTATTAATTCAAGGTCTTTCTTGGCTGTGGAAAGAACTAAAACCTAGATTCTTTGAGGTTGCAAAGGATATTGGTTCGGCAATAATGTCTGGTCTTTCTTGGTTGTGGAGTGCTGAAGGTGGGGGAATGAAAGATAGGTTCATTTCTATGTGGAAATGGATTACAGATAATGTTCTTGCTTCTATAGGAAATTATTTAGAGAAAAAAGCAGGGACTAGGTTTGGTCTACCACACGCAGGTTTCCAACAACAGGGAGAAACTGTTTACGGACGAGGCGGTTTGTCTTATACTCCACCAATGAATATTGGTGGCCCAGCCCTTGAAACGATGGGAAATAGAAGTTTATGGAGAGTTTCACAGGGGCTTAATTTTTCCAATGAAGCACGAGCTAGAGCTAATATGAGATGGAATTATGAGAGGAATGTTTTTTCAGATGCTAATCTAGATAGAATTGCTGGTGAAATGACCGACGCATTTCCCGAAAGTGCTAATGCGCCACAGGAAATAGCTAATATGATGCAAGAACAGATGATGAAAAAATATGGAGCTGATTTAAGAGAATTAGAACTAAGAAGAGCACAAGATAAGTGGACATTCGAATTTATACTCAGAGATAAATTTGCTGGAGCTAGTAACTTAGATGGTTCATTCCCGTAAAGAATGGTTTGGTTATTAAATTAATATGTCAAAACTCCTTGGTAATGCGTAAGAATATATGGCTTTAGATATACAAATACAGAGAATAACAAAGGGTGCAAACTCTGCTGCTTCTACTATTCATGAACAATTTAAGATACAATCACAAGATTTTAATGTCTCCTATGATAGAAGCCCTATCTCAGCACCAATGCCGGGGGGAGCAGTTCTTCTTTTTGATTTAGGTCAGACTAGAGTTAATATATCTATGAGCGGTATAGCGGCTGAAACAGGGACTAATATTACTGAGGGGGGGATTATGATAGCCGATAAAGACGATATAGAAGCTCTTGCAATCACTCAAAATTGGTGGAATGGAATTATACGAGTAGTTGCTCTTGGAGATGAATATCAAGTCGTAATATCATCAGTAAAATTAGCGTTATCCGCACCTGTTATAAACAGATGGACGTTTAATATATCCATGACAGGTAAATTAATGGAGTATTAGGATTTATGCCAGCAAGTGTTTTAGAATATTGGAGTGGTTCTGCATGGGTTGTAGAACCTAATTTAATACGCTTTACATTAACTGATAGGTTACAAGAACCTATGGAATTGGATGCGTTAATTTCCAATTTCAGTGATACAGCATTAAATACTAAAGAATCTAACTACGGTAAATTTATGAAAGTTAGATTAAAGGAACGATTCTCCAATAAATATATTTTTTATGGAAAGGTACTAAGAACAACACCTTCTAGAGATAGCCACTATGGACATTCAGTTAATATTCTCGCCTTAGATAATTTACGTGAATTAGCTACAAAGACAGTTGATGATGATATTACTGGACAAACCACTCGTAGCGGTTTAATTAGCACAATCCTTTCTAATAATACATGGCCCTCTAATATAACAGTTAATGATACTACGAAATTCAAAACATCTACAGCTACGGAATCATCTGGAGTTTTAAATAAAACTTTTACAGGGGATAGAAAAAAACTCCTTGATATAATTCAATCTATTGCTTCATCAGATATTAATGGGTCTATTTTTGGGTATGATTTTTACCTAGATACTGAATTTAATGGTAATACTCCTACCCCAGATTTCTTTTATTATCCCAGAGGAACCATACCTTCTGGAACAATGCCAGCTAGTGGATTAACTCTTGAATATAGTGGTACTGAATCTGACCAAGTTATGCCAATAGCTGGAGATTATAATTTTCCTAGACAATCCAGTGAATTAAAAACTAGGGCAAAAGTTCGTTGGGTAGATGACGAAGATAAGCCTAGAAAAACAGACTGTATCTTAATAAATCATGGTGCTACTAGTGGTGGTAATTTTGCTATTGGTAATACTATAACATGGTCTGGTAGTGGCTCCGCTGACGTTTTATTAGTCGGGAGTAATAATAGGTGGTTACTAATTGGGCCAGATGCAGTCGATGTAGATGATAAAGAAAGTAACAGCAATTGGTTAAACTCTATTTCTGGACTATCTATCAGTAGTGGTGGAGTTTCGGCTACAGTTAATTCAACCACTAGTACTCCACCGGGTTCTCTACGGGAATCTATTGAATCCGAAGCAGAAGTTATTCTTCAATCATACGATATATCTTCAGAGCGAGATGCTGCTATTTATGCTGCTGGTGTTTTATATTCTGCTGGCGATACTGTTACCAGAGGAGAAATTCACACCTACAGCTTTCCCCAATATACTATAAAAGGGACTCATACAGGTTCTAGTGGAGCATCTTCATTAACAGATTCATCTAAAACATTCACCGATTTAGGTATTTTTAACGGGGATATAATTAAAAATACTGCTGATAACTCTCAAGCTACCATAACCACAGTAGCGGCAACTAATATAGCTGGTACTCTTTCAAGCGGTACTGACAATGATTGGGATAATGGAGATACCTATGAAATCCCTATACCGATTCGTGCAGGACATATTGTTTATGTAAAAGGTATTCCAAGTGGTTCTAGTATAAGTAATCAATCGGTTCTTGTCACAGAAATTGAATACAATGAGGGGCCGGGGCTACAAGTAACCGTAATAAAAGTAGCTATACATTCAGACGGACGAACAAGTATCCCAATATCTCCGCAACGAATTACTCAAGCTAAAATAAATGTATCCGCTGATGTACCATCCAATAATCAAGCAGGAGTTAAATCTCGTAGCACAATAAATTGGACTACTAATATTCTTTTCACTCCTGATGGAACTAATGGACATAATACGGTAGATTGGGCTGCTGGAACCATTTATTTCTTTGATGGTACTAATTTTGCAATCAGTGCTGGAACTACTGGTTCAATGATTTCACCAACATTTATATATTTCTCCAAATCATCTCCTACGGTTCTTCAGTTTACTACTAGCGCACCAATAGCTCAAGGGCCAAATAACATTGTACTTGCTACCTGTGAAGATGTTGCATCAGGTGGAACTGTAACAATTGAAACAACCACTGGTGTGGTGCATAAAAATTACTATTCAATGGACGCTTTATTTGATGGAGCAGCATATGGTCGAATAGCTGTAGGAAACCTATTAAGTAACAATCTTAACCTTGGTTCTGGTAGTTTAGCTGGTGTTCTCACCCTTGATAAAACCGCAGATTCTACAAGTGGGTCAGGTAGAAAAGCAGTAACTACTAATGAAAAAACTGGTGCTGATAGAGGATATAACGGTTTTGATACAAATAGCTTCCTAAGTAAAAGCCATTTTCTCAATGATATAGGAATAGCCTTCCAATCACATTCAGGTACTTCATGGGCTGGAATGAATTCTAATGGTGTTATTGGGATAAATAATAACGTTCTTCAGTTCCAGATTTCAGCTAGTACTGGAGCGGCTGGATTTGGGGGAAATACAGGCTCTGAAGCTAGTCCTACATATCCCTGTACTTTAAGTTCTACTGGACTTACTATCACTGACGGAGCTAAAATACACGTACAAACCGCTGGAGCAGATAATGCTAGAATAACTATTGATTCTGATGGTATATATGGCTATGCAAGTGATAATACCACAGAATTTTATATTACCGCCGGGACTGGTAAGGCATATTTTGCAAATGGAAAGATAGTTGCTGATTGTGGGGGGCTTACTTTAACCTCTACTGGAGATACTGCTCAAATTAAATTTTATAATGAAGACCCAACACCTGTTTTACTGAGTGGTATGTACTCTCTTGGGGATACAACTATTTGGGCTGCTGCTGATGGGAAATCCTTATTAATTGGAGATAATAATACAGGTGCTAACCATGATACTGAGGTAATAAAATTAGCATCACAATATATAGAATTTTCTAACGTGAATCAGGACTACACCACCCCCTACAAATATGTATTTCCTATTTATAGTACTTCGGATTATGATAATTTAAGTGGTAAGTTCTTAAAAGCGACGAAGGGAAGCAGTAGAGTTGTTCACTTATCGTGGGACGATGCTGCTGGTGGGCATACCCATAGCTCCACACTTGCTATAGCGACTGCCGCTATAACTACGACTGGTGCTATAACTGCTAGTGGTGACATAACTTGCGATGACGTAATTGCTGATGATGTACGTGCTGATGACGTTTTTGTTAGTGATGGGGCAAACGCTTCTCCTTCGTATACTTTCACTAGCGGTACAGGTTCTGGATTGCGTCGTTATGATACTGGTGGTTATGAAGGGGTAGTTTTACTTGGTGATGGAAGATTTATTTGTGCCGCCATTAGCAATGGTAGTATTGACTATCTTTGGATGGACGCAACTCTTGATATGAATAGCTTTGACATCATAGATTGTGATGACATAATTTGCGATGATATAGATTGCGATGATATAGATTGCGGTGACTTAACGGCAACAGGAATCGTACAAACCGTTTACCTCAACACCGATAACGTGTCAAGTCATCTCCTACCAACACTTAATGGAACCTTTGATTTAGGGTCTAGCACCAAGATATGGGAGGATTTATTTTATAATAATGCTACGGAAGGGTCAGATGTTAGAATTAAAACGGATATTCAAGATTTAACAAATGCTAATTCGTTAGCCTTTATTGATAGTTTACGTCCAAGGAGTTATAAACGATTAGATAATAAAGGGGAAACTATTGATAGTGTTAATTATGGTTTAGTGGCTCAAGAAGTTGAGGAAGCTTTAACGGGATTGAATATTGATAAAACTAAATTTAGTTTGATTAACTTACCCGATACAGAAACTATTACTCAAGTTATAAACCCTGATGGGACTGAGGCTGAAGTACCAAATCCCAGAGGTTTAAGGTATACACAATTGATTGCACCATTAATCGGGGCTGTTAAAGAACTAAAAGCTAGAATAGAAGTACTGGAGGGCAATTAATATGGCAGTTACAGTAGAATTAACTTTTACGGATGAGCAATGGGCTTTGATTTTAGCACATTATAAAACTAGTACGAGAGATGGTTTAGTAACTACTACGGAAGAATTTGCGGCTTCTAATATAAAAGAAATAGAACGTAGAATCATTAAGGAAATAAACAAAAAATCTTACCAAAATAATAAGAGCGTTTTTTAAGGTATTAATAGAAGCAAGGGTATAATTTATGTCTTTAGAACAATATTATATCCACCACGATATAGCACAAGCAAAGTATTTTCTTCCGTCAGTGTTTACTAGCCCTTCTTTGCTCCAATTGGAAATGGATTCCCTTTTTAAACAAAGTTGGATATTAGTTCCTAATTCAGAGAATACTGTAGATAGTATTTCAGATAAAGTAAAAATAAGGGGTACTTACTACCCCACTAATTTATTAGACGAACCACTCATATTGTGGCGAGATTACAAAGAGAATAAGTTACATTGTTATTCCAATGTTTGTTCTCATGCGTGGTATTCATTAATCAATGGAACTGGAAGAAGTTCCCAAATTCAATGTGAACAACATGGTCGAGTCTTCCATTGTTCTGGAAAATGTGTGTCTCATAAAGGATTTGATAAAAGTCAACTAGGGTCTGAGGTAAATCTTAAAGAATTTGGTCTTGGCGAGTGGGAACAGTTTTTATTCGCCAATCTCACTCCAAATATTGATAAACCTCTTCAACATATTATAGATGAGATAGCCCCAATATTTGAAAATATATCTTTAAAAGAACTTTCAAGAATACCTCACACACAAGAAAATCGTATAGTTCATGGAAATTGGAAGCAATATGTCATGAACTTTTTGGATAGATTTCATTTAGAGTTTATCCATCCGGGGCCGGGGGGATTGGTAGATATGTATGATATGCCCACATATACAACAGAATGTGGTAAGAATATTTTGTTTCAATGGGTGTACACAAAAAATCCAGAGCATGGCATTCCAGTTGACCTTGTACCAGATAGATTGAAACACGAAGAGAAACGAATATTTGCTCTATATTGTTTCGTCTTTCCAAATATGGCTTTTAATTTATATCCGTGGGGGTTGGGGGTATATATGTGGATGCCTACGGATAACCCCTTAAATACTAATTATTATTGGTATCAATATGTGTTAGATGAGGAAAAGTTCCAAAAAAGAAATGACATATGGTTGGCTCAAATGGTTAATGATGAAGATGTGGATGCCATGAGTCGAGCATTCGCTGGTTTGAAGTCTAGTTTTATAGAGAGGGGTCAGTTTGCGATTGATAGGGAAGAAGGGCCACATTGGTTCAGCCAACTGTTGTATACTGTAATGAGAGAGAATACCTTAGAAGTATAGGGAATAGTGTGTCTACTACATACGAAAATGTTGTATATCTCAGGAGAACATATCCTGAGTGGACTCTAGAAGCTATTGGGGATAGAGTAGGCGTCACAAAAGTACGGGTACACGCTATTCTTAAAAAAACTGGGCTTCCTACTAAAGCTATTTCCAATGCAGTCTACTCATGTGGATATTGTCATAAGCTTTTCGCTAAAAAACCTACCCGACGTTTTTGTAGAGAATGCTCCTCTTCTTATCTACTAGCTACGTATACCTGTGATGGTTGTGGTAATTCCTTTAAACGAAAACGCTCCCTACAAGAGATGAAAACGAATTCCCAAGGCCACAAACATATATTTTGTGGTAGACGCTGTTATCATGCATCCCGATTTTTAACTCATCCTGTAGAAAAAAGGTATTTTTGATATTTATTGACAAAATCAATTAAATGGTTTACACTTAGTGTCAACTAATCAAGCAAAGATTAGAAAATATATAGGGGTGACAGTTATGTTGGCACGTAGAAACAATAATCAGAGGTACAATCTCCTTCCGTTGATGGCACACTTCTTTCCCGAATATGGGGTTGAGTCATCTTTTTCAGATGAATCACGTAGTTATGTGATTCCAGTGGATTTAGTTTTCAATGACGAATATGTTACAGTTACAGCGTCACTACCGGGAGTATTGGTGGAGAATGTTGATGTGTCAGTAGAAAATGGAGTTCTGACCATTAGCAACAAGACTGATGTTTTACCCACCGATACGCAAAAGGGGAGTTATGTTCTCAGGGAACGTGTTCAGGGTCTTTCCAGTCGTTCTATCAGGCTACCAAAGGATGCTGATGTAGATAGTGCGGAAGTTTCTCTCAGGGAAGGGGTTTTAACCGTACAATTCAAGAATGGTCATCCACGGCAAGTGAAATCACTTCCAATTTCTACTAAGTAGAGTATAGGGGGATTTCTCCCCCTATTTTTCTATTGACACCTAAATTTTTTATGGTATATTGTATCTAAAGGCACTTTAAAAAGCTACTGCACACCCAAAGCCCCGACACGCACCCTGAAATAGTGGGTCACCTAAAACTCTGTGGGGCAGACCTAGACCTAAACAGAGAGGGTAAGTTGTTTAATAGCAGACCGTGGACGATGGGGAACTGGAGAATAGTAGAGTAATCTACACCTTGGTAAAGCGTCACCGGGGCAAGGCCAGAATTATCTGGATAATCCAAAATGAGGCGGTTAAAACCTCAAATTGTTCCCAAAAACCTGATATAGCAGTAGCCTTTTTAAAGGAATATAAACTCTTTGGTTTTTCGTCAGGTTTTACAGGGGGGAACCTATGGTTAAAACCATATTACCTTAATTAAAAAACTAGCTACTAATACTCAGTATTGTATTTTGGTAGCTAATTTTTTAAATTATAGATATTGACAAAATAGTATTTCAGTTGATACTTAAAAATTAGAATTATAGGAACTACAAATGTGGGATAAAAAGAAATGCTGTATATGTAATATAGACTTTGCATTACATCCTAAAGCCAAGACACTTTATACAAAACAATTATGTATAAAGTGTAGAAATATTAAGTGGACTATTCCAATGTGGAATAATGCTATTATATCTGGAAAAAGACCTGTAATATAAATGAAAGTAGAAGTATATAGAAATTTACACAAGAATTGTTGGTCTATAAGAGACAATAAAACTGGTAGAGTGATAAGACATTCAAATAATATATCTTTAAAAGATGCTGAACTAGTGGTTAGGAAATCAGGTAGAGAGAAGGTATTATGTGAAAAGAGAAAAAATGTTCATGCTTTTATAAGAGGTACAATTGAATCTTACTCATACATACATAAGCAACAAATAGTATATAATCCGTACAAATATAAGTCCTTTGTGTTAATCGATTCATCAGAACCTTTATTTTATGCAGACCATATTTATTTGAATGAGAAAGGAGAAGTTTGGAAATGACAACTGAAAAAAGAAGGGGCAGACCTAAAGGAAGCAAAAATAAACCTAAAACATATAATCACGAATCCATTCAGAAAATTAAAGCTACCGTACCTGAAGAGTCTACTATAGTTAAAAAACGTGGAAGACCTCTAACTGAAGATAAGAAAAATTTCATTCCTATTGATTCTGATGAAATAACTTTAGATATGTCCATTATCAGTAAACATATGGAAACTGGTGCTAAAAATTACATCAATTTAACTAAAAATTTAGAGCTACATCCCTCAGACATCCCTATATTTGCAAGTTCTTATACTAAGTCGTATAATCACTCACCGGGATATGTGATAATAAACCCTAGAAATTACCATTTAATCTCTCACATAAAGAAAGAATTTCCTGATATTGGGGTAGGTTATTGTAAAGGAACTGCTTTATGGGAGTTGGTGTTTTGTTATAGTTGACGTTTGAACCTAACTTCACTACAATATATACTAATTACCTTGCTAGGTAATAATTTTAGCTCACAATGTTTCTCGCTAGGAGACACTATTATGGTAAATGCTGGTGATAAATATACCCAATTAAAGTATCGGTGTATGAATTGTGACACACGATTCATAATTTGTACTACAACTCCTGAACTCTGGTCATCAAATTCAACTACTTGTCCAGATTGTTCTACCATTGGGAACTTTATAATTTGGCGTGAACTCAAAGACGGAGAAATCATTCAGGCTGTGCCGGGTGAAGGGGAATTAGTTTCTGTATCTGCCTAGTTTAAAAAATATAGTAAGTTTAAGAGTGTAATGAGTAAAATTATTGAATTAACCTGTCCAAAATGTAATGAAAAACGTATGGGGTCTAAAAGAAATAAATATTCTTCCTCTTCTGTAATTTGCAAGAGATGCTGTCTCCTAAAGTCTAAAAGTGAATTTAAACTGGCTGGATATGGACGAGTAGCAGAATGATTAATAAAAATAGAATCTATTGACATATGTATTTTTTTAGTTTAGAATAATAAAAATAGAATTAGATGAAGGAGAGAAAAACATGCCAGCAAATTTAACAGTTAATGACCAAGGCCAAGCGGAGATGTTTTATACTGGGAAAGCCCCGTGGCATCGGATGGGAACTGCGGTTGAACATGCTCTTACAAGTGCTGATGCTATTACGGCGGCACATATGGATTGGAATGTACTGACCACCCCAATTCTTTATCGAGCTAGTTACACAAATATTCCTCAAGAAGTCCCTAATAAAGTTGCTGTAATTAGGGAAGATACTGGTGAAGTTTTCACAATTGCTTCTGATAGATATACTCCACTACCCAATAGGCAAGCGTTTGAATTTTTTGACTCTGTAGTTGGTGCTGGTCAAGCTATTTATCATACGGCTGGTACTATTAACGGTGGTCGTAAATTTTGGATTCTGGCTAAACTGGATGGAGAACTAAAAGTTACCAATGAAGATATTCTTCACAAGTACATTTTGCTTGGTTCTTCCCATGATTCATCAATGCCATTATCAATGATGTTTACCACTGTGCGAGTTGTTTGCGACAATACGTTTTCCCTAGCACTAAATCTAAACTCTACTGAAAATGAGATTAGATTCACAGCAAAACACACTCCAAATATTTCTCAGAAGGCGGTCAATGCTAGAAACACATTAGACCTAGCAAATGCTTATTTTGAGGATATGATGGTTGGGGTCAATAATCTAGTGGAACAGGAATGGGATTCATACGATATGCAGAGGTTTGTATATACCCTGTTTGACCTAGATGCTGAAAAATCAATTGATGAACAGCGTAGGGGTAAATCTTACTCCGCTGATAAAGTACTTAATCTATTCTCCACTGGTAGAGGTAATGGATTGACTGGTGTGGCAAATACTAAATGGGCCGCTTTCAATGCTGTCACTGAATTTGCTGACTATAATCGCCCTGTTGGTCATAGAGTAGATTCTGGCGAAAGCCCTACTCTTGATGTTGCGGATAAGCGTCTAGATGATGCGTGGTACGGGCCGGGAGCCGCTTTGAAGCAAAGGGCTTGGGATTTGCTTACTGTAAGGTAATCTTTTTCCCATGTTCTTAGACTCATGGTGTAGGTATAGTTCACCTACACCATGAGTCTATATTTTTGGGGGTATATCACTAATAAATGATACAGATTGATTACGATTGCCCACATTTTGTCTTAACCTTTCCATATAATCAATATGACCTTAAAACAGTTCGGGAATTACCATTACGAGATTGGGTTAAATCTGATAAAGTTTGGAAAGTACCTCAACTAGCTGTTAAGACACTTGATAAACTTTCTGCTCAATGGACAGACGAAGCCCAAGCTGTAAGAAAATCTGTTGATGATGGTCTGATAGAGTTGATTGGGTATAAATTTGATGACTCTATTAAAGAACAGAGTGGTTCTCTTCTACGGCCCTATCAACAGATAGGAGTTAATTTTTTATCTAAGGCTAAAAAAGCACTTCTTGCAGATGAAATGGGATTGGGTAAGTCTCTCCAATCTATTAAAGTGATTGTAGACGCTAAATTGAACCGTAATCTTATTTTGTGTCCCTCAACACTGAAATTGAATTGGCTTAATGAGTTTGAGAAGCACTTTGGAATCAAGGCTGTGGTTATTTCGGGAACTAAGAAAAAACGTACTAAACAGTGGTCTAATAAAAAAATACGTTACGTAATCGCTAACTATGATTTGTTGAGACTCGATTGGGAAGTCATTCCGAAAGAGTGGGATTCTATAATTGCTGATGAGGTTGTTTATCTCAAACACAGTACATCGGCACGAACTAAATTAGCGAAGAAATTACAAAGTCCTATAAGATTAGCTTTATCGGGGCTTCCATTGGAGAATAATTTAATGGAGTTCCAGTCTATAATGGAATGGGTTAGGCCCGAAATTGTACCCTCCGCATATAGATTTAAGCATCGATACGGTGTGTGGAATTATGGAGGTAAGTTAATCGGCTATAAAAATTTAGATGAACTCCATATGCTTACCAGTCCCTTTATTTTACGGAGAACAAAAGACCAAGTTCTACCTGAACTTCCACCGAAAATACATACTGACTTTCCATTGGAGATGACTACGGCAGTCTCTAAAGCCTACGATACTATTAAGAATGATTTTATAAAGTGGCTGAAGGGCGATGGTAAAGAAGCTTCAAATGTAAGTGTTTTAGAACAAACTATCCGTTTAAGGCAATTTGTTGAATTTCCTGAGAGTGTGGGGTTCACATCAGTTCCCAATTTAAAATTGGAGTGGGTGAAAGATACGTATCAAAATATACCCAAGATAGTTATTTTTACGTACTTTAAAGAATCTGTTAGATTACTCCAAGAAGTCTTTGACGCTCAGTTTATTTTGACAGGGGATACGCCAGTAGAAGAACGATTCGATTTGATTGAGAGGTTTAATGCAGAACCTACTGGTATGTTGATTATGACTGATGCTGGACGGTTTGGGCTGAATGTAACGGGTTGCTCGACAGTTATAAATTATGGAAATTATTATAATCCTGCAACGATGGCGCAACGTGAGGACAGGTTGCATAGATTAGGTCAAACTGATACTGTACATGTACTGAACCCTTATTTAGTAGGTACTGTGGATGAGGGTATAAGAAATATATTTTTGAAACGGGCTAACGATATTGAGGATTTTATTGAGGGTTCTGAAAGAGTTAGCATAGATAGAATGAATAGAACGGACTATGAAAGACTTGTGGTAGGGGGTTAGAATGATATTAAGTGATAGAGACATTAGAATTGCTATAGAGAGCAAAGAGATAGAAATATCCCCTATGCCTTTTGATGATGCGTTTCAACCGTCATCTATTGACCTACGATTAGGAGAGGGGTTTCTTTCCATTAATGGCACTACGTTAGGTGATGAGACACTAACTGTGCAACCAAATTCATTTGTTCTTGCGTCTACCCTAGAAAATATTGAATTGTCTAGTAGTTTAGTTGCCAAATTAGAGGGCAAATCTTCTATCGGGCGAAAAGGTATTTTTGTTCATGTAACGGCTGGTTATGTTGACCCCGGTTGGAAAGGAAGATTGACTCTTGAGATTTATAATGCTTCCTCTGAACCATATGTCTTACAGAGTGGTAATAAGATTTGTCAGATTAGATTTATGAGACTCTCTTCACCTGTGGATAGAATGTATGGTGACCCTGCTCTAGAGAGTCATTATCAAAATAGTGAGGGTACACAAGCTTCCTATGCCGAAAGCAGAAAGAAAAAGTAAAGCTAAATCTCCAGATAAGTTTACCTCTAGGGATGTATTTGATTATTGGGGCGAGTGTTACGAAAAGTATTTTTCAACTAGTTATAATCCGCATGGATTTATTGGTCATGAGTTACAGCAATTAAAAGAAGCTATTGCTTTATATGAGGTATATCCTGTACTATTAGCAATAGAATCTGGTGTATTAAATGGAGAATCTTCTTTGGTATATTTTCTATCTCGATTAGAGGATTATATCCCATCTACTGAATACCCTAAATTACATTATTGGGTTCGGAGGAAAGGTGGTGTAGAGCAAAAAGACATATTGATGGATTTAATTTTGTTAGAATCTCGTTGGATTCCAGACCCATTGGATACTCGTAGAAAACAAGAGTTAGCTGAATCCTTAAATTCTTGGGTGGAGAAAATTACGTTATGAAGAAAATTGTGAAGCCGATTGAGTTGGTTATACCGTGGCTACCAAAAGGTATAGATGCGATTACGTTATGGCCTTTTATTTTTTATCGCAAGGGTCAGGCTGAGAATATGGCATTGCGAAGCCACGAATATTTTCATTGGTATCATGCTACTAAATTTGGGGTTGTGCCTTGGTATCTCACGTATGCATTTTTGATGCTTGTTTATTGGGGTAAGCCAAGTTCATCCCATCCTCTAGAAAAACCAGCTTATGCTGAACAACGTGAAGTTGAGCAATTAATTAAGTCTCACAAAAAGACCAGTGATTATTTAGAGAATAAATATTTTATCTAATATGAGAGTGAAGAATTGGAAAGTTACGGTTTCATAGAATCAGGGACTATATTTGGGTTAACCAGTTTATCTACATTAAAGGAGCTAAAATATACCTCAAAAGATTTTTCAGTACATTCTGATGCATTAGATTTTGTCCTTGATTATTATGACTCGTATACGGAATTTCCGTCATCAGGACTTCTAATTGAGAAATTCCCTGATTTAGATTCTACGGCTATAGATGCCTCTCTAGATTATTGTTTAGATGCATTTCGCAAACAGGTCATATATAGAAATGTAGTCGAAGTTATCAATCAGCATAAAGGTCGTTTGACTGATGACCCTGAATCAGTTATAGGTTCATACCTAGAGGGTCTTGAAAAGATAACTCTTCAGCATGATGATGACCTTTTGATGTATGATAATGGGTCAGAAGACCGTCTAGAAGATTACCAGCATAAGAAATCTCAACGTTTATCTAAATTTGGGATAATTGGTATACCTACTCCTTTTCGGACAATTAACAATACTGGTGTTGGGATGCAACCCGGTGAAATCTATTCTGTTTTTGCTCGCCCAACTGTTGGTAAAACTTGGATGTGCTGTAAATTTGCTTCAATCGCTTCCATGTGTGGGTACAAGACGTTATTCGTATCTGCTGAAATGCCAGTAAAAGAAATTATGATGAGATTGGATGTTATATCCGCTAATGCTATGAAATATCGTTTCACTCATGATAGTCTACGTACTGGTAGTGGCTTGGATGAGGTGGAGTATAAAGAGTTCTTGTCCAAACTCAATCAAGAGAATTTGTTTGTTTGCGATAGCATTGACCAATCTACAGTGAGTCTAGCTGGTATATCTAGCTTGGTTCGTAAACATAAGCCCGATTTGATTGTTTTGGATAATATTGACCTAGTGGGTGTTCATGCATCCGGTAATCAACCGCTATGGGAGAAAATGCACTCCCTTTTCTATGGTATGAAGAACATTTGCCTTGTTAATAAATGTTCATGTATTATTTCTACTCAGGCTAACAAGGGTGGTTTCGACGTTTTTTCCCCTCCACAGGCTCACCATGTCGCATTTGGGGATGCTTTGATTAGGGCTTCAGATGTTGCGTTCTCTATGTTTTGTGTTGAGGATAATATTGGTAAACGTAGGCTTCAATTTCAAAAAGTTCGGAATAGTAGCTTAACTAATGATAAGGTCACACTTGATTGGAATGTAAATATAGGGCTAATCAAAGAAGAGTAATTTATGTATTGTGTTTTGTTGAAACATCCGGTATAATATTGTAAATGATTTCAGAAATGAGAATGAATAGAGATTGGGGAAAGGCATTAATTGAAGCGGGATTTGATGTCCCAAATAACAAAGTACAATTCAATATTTCTTGTCCGTTTCATGGCCCTGATAAGCATCCTTCGTTGTCAGTTAATTTATTATTAGGAAAATGGATTTGTCATACGGGTTGCGGAAGCGGTTCAATTGCAGGATTTCTTTCCGATTATTTAGAGATTAGTTTGATTGCAGCAGAAAAATTAGCCTTTGATGATTCTATGCATGAGGTTGACTTTTTTGATGCTATAGGGGATGATGATGGAACTCCGATTCCAGAAGTTATTATCCCTTATGATTCATCTTCTGTTCCAGAATGGATTTTTGATAGGGGATTCACCAAGGCTTCTCTGAAACGCTGGAGATGTGGAATCAATCCCAATATGGGGTCATTAGTAATTCCGGTAACGGATTCGTTTTCTAGAGATATTGGTTGGATTGAGAGGCATAGGCCAGATTCTACTTTTCGGTATCAATATTCAACAGGACTTCAGAAAAGTAAAGTTCTTTTTGGGTTACCTCAATCTCGCACACATAAAGAAAAATTTTTGTGTATTACTGAAGGGGCTTTGGATTGTATTTGGCTTGACCAACATGGGTTTCCATCGGTAGCGTTGTTGGGTGTGTTTCTATCGAGTAATCATAAAGAGATATTGAAAAAAGTAGGAGTAAGTGAAATTATATTATGTTTAGACAATGATGAAGCTGGGATGAAGGCAACCGAATATGTTAGTCGAGAAATTAGTTATTATTTTCCAGTTAGTCGAATAACATTGGATGGTGTTAAAGATGTTCAAGACGTTAGAGATTCAAACAAATTGAAGCAGATATTAAATGAGAGGACGGTGCTATAATGGCTGGAATAGGAAAAATAACCCAACGTCGAAAAGATACTGTTAGTAATTTTACTGGTGGAAGAGAGGTTTTTCTGAGGGACGGTGACCAAGTATTGTTGTCCATAATTCCTACTGGAGATGATGGGGATGAACGTTTAACTGATTTTTGGAGACATGCTGTTCAGAGTCAGAATGCTGATGGGGCAACTCGATGGACATATTCCCTCTGTGGGAAATCTGTAGATAAATATTGTGATGTTTGTGCCAGTGGTCAAAGGGCGCAACATCGATTCGCTTTTTGGGTATATGTTTATCATATATTGCATTCAGAGAAAAATCAGGATTCATGGACTGAAGTGAAATCAAAAGCTGGTTCTGATACACAGTATAAAGAAGATGTGAACGGCTTCCGAATGTTCAGTCAGGGATTTGGTCAACGAGACTATCTCTGGAATCAGGTTGTTGATATTTATGAGGAGAACGGCAATCTGAATGATAAAATAATTAGGGTCAGGCGTCGTGGTTCTGGTATGCAAGATACTAACTATTCGATTCAACTCACTGGTACTGACACTGCTATTCCTGAAGAATCCACTGATGAATTGAGTAGATTGGGAAATGCTATGACTTTCTTTACTGAGAGGGAAGAGAATTCACCCCCTAATCACACTAATGGCACTTCTAACATAGCGTCTACCAAAGCTGTTTCATTAGAGAGTTCAGATGATTCAGATTCTACTACTACTGTTGATACTCTAGATGAGCTATTTGATAAAGATACATTGTTTTAAAAATGGTTAAAAATGGTTAAAGAAATTTCTAAAAATGGCCCTAAATATTCTGATACTCTTTTGAAGGGGATGGAATGTTTGTGGTTAGGTTTTCACAGTGATTCCAATTATTACCTAACCATGCCTCTACATAATGATTTTTTTCAAAAACGGGTTTTGAATGGACGTATTGGTACAATAAATCAAGCTGGTTTATATGGTGCTGAAGTTGAGTTTCCAGTAGATAATGAACGAGGATTTGTTAGATTGAATCTGAGCGTTAAAGAATTGTTACCTATGACAACTCAACAGAGGGATATTTTAAGAGAATCTATATTAGGAGAAATTATAGTGAGTACTCAGACAAACAAAGTCACATACAGGTGCGTAGAAACAGGTTGTTCTTTTATTGCTGCTTCTCCGCAGGGGTTAGGGACGCATAGAGTAAAGACCCATAATTTGCAACCTCAGAAACGAGGGGGATTGAGGGTTAAGGTTAGTAGTATATCGTCAAAGCCCATTCTGGATACTGGTGATAAAACTACTACCAAAACTTCAGTTTCAACGAATTGGAAGGCCCGGTATGATGCTATGGTGAAGCGATACAATCGTTTAGCCAGTAGGCATGATTCTGTACTAAACACCTTGGAAAAGATTTCCAAGCTAAAAAAACTCTAATTATAGAGATACTTTACAGACATTAGATAGATAGACCCATTTTTTATTCTTGGTATTGCTGGATTGGGAGCGAGTGATTATCGCTCCCAATTCTATCTTAGGTGTTTATGGTCGATGTTATTTCCTATTCTTATGACGAATTAAGCAATATATTTAAACACCAAAAATATATTGCTGTTGATACTGAAACCACTGGGTTGCATTGGTGGCGTACTGAAGTCTGTGTAGTTTCTTTTGCATGGGCTGGAGGTTCTACGGCTTTGTGGATTCCAGTTGCGGAACGTAGGCCCGATAGTCCGATGGCAAGGTTGCTTACTGAATTATTTAACTACCCTACTAATAGGGTTATTTTTTGGAATGCTAAATTTGATTTTCATCATATAAGAAGTACGTTTGGTGTGGAATCATCTTCATGGGATTCTTTTCATGATGCTATGATTATGTGTCATCTTCTGGATGAAAATCGACGCATGGCTCTCAAAGTTAGGGTTAAAGAAGACCTTGGAATTGACCCCATAGAAGAGAAGCAACTAAAGCTCCATATGCGCCGAAATAAATTGACTACGTATGATGAGATTCCATTGGATATTTTGCTTCCGTATGCTGTTAAGGATGCGGAATTTACTTTGATGTTCTATGCTAAATATTTTTCAGATGTACGAGAGTATTTTTTAGAGGTTTATGACCTAGAACGAAAATCTCTTATGGTTTTGATGGAAATGGAACGTCATGGTGTATTGATAGACAGACCATATTTAGAATCTGTTCAAGTTCAGTTGTTAACTGAGTTAGATGACTTGGATTTATCGATTAAGAATTTAATTGGTGATGAGTTAAATATAAATTCCCCTAAACAATTAGCTGATTTCTTCTTTAGAAAAGAAGGATTGGCTCCCATAAAAATGGGTAAGAATCATGAGAGTGTAGATGTATCTGTTTTGGAGCAATTGAAGCATCCGTTGGCAGAACAATTAGTCAGCTACAGGAAAAAGTTCAAATTAGCAAATACATATGTTGCTCCGATGTTAGAGATGTTGGATGATAACGGTAGGCTACATTGTTCCTATAATCAGGTTGGGGCTAAAACAGGTAGAATGTCTTGCTCTGACCCCAATCTACAAAATATACCTAGTGATAGGGAAACTTCATTGATTCGTCGGGCATTTGTTTCGGATACTGGAATGGTATTTTTTGATTATTCGGGTATGGAAGCTAGGGTATTTGCCCATTATTGTGATGATAAAAAGTTACTTAACGCTTATAATGATAATTTAGACCCTTATATTATGGTCGGGGCTTCCATATTTAATCTTCCATATGAGGAAGTAGTATCTAAACTTGAAGCCGGGGATTCTGAGGCTAAGAATATTCGTTACATAGGTAAGACTACTTTTTTATCTACTATCTACGGGGTTGGGAAAAAGAGATTATCTGGTCAATTGGATGTGTCGATGGACGAAGCAGAATCTTTCTTAAAGAGTTTCTTCAAACTGTATCCCAAAATCAAATCTTTTATACGCACTACTAGCGACCAAGCAAAAGTTAATGGACATATATCTACATTGGCTGGTAGATACAGACGATTGGAGTTTAAAGATAATTATAAGGCGGTGAATGCGTTAATACAGGGAACTGCAACAGGTGATATGTTGAAGGCATCTTTGATTAAATGCCATGATGCATTGAAAGAAATAGATGGCTCTCTATCTCTAGTTATCCACGATGAAGTGTCTATTGAGGGGCTATCTACTGACGGTATACCTGTGATAAAATCAATACTAGAAGATTTTAAGGGTTTTAAAGTTCCGATACCAGTTGATGTAAGTGTCTCTGATTATTCATGGGCCGATAAAAAGGAGTTGAGTGGGGTATAAAATATGGATAAGCCCAATTGTTTAGAAGGACAGGCCCATCACTGGATTTTTCCTACTGGAACTGGCTCCACTAAGATTTTTGGGCCTAGAAGGTCTGGTGGTGTGGGTTTTTACGATGCGAGTGCAATTAGTATAAATTATAAACGAACAGCTACGTGTAAAATATGTGACCAAACATATACTTTTGAAAATATTAAAAGTCCTTATGTCAGACCTTTGGACGCTTCAAAGAATGGTAGAAAAAGAAGGGCCAAACATAAGAAGTTTACGAATGATTGGATAATAGAGAGAAAAAAGAGCGAGCGTGAAGCAAAGAAAAATTTTGAACAAGGATAGAAATTTCTTCTCGCTATTAAAAATAAATCTATTGAGGTAAGTAATGGCTAAAATAGCACAAAGTTTAAGTTTTACGTTTAGAGTAGGTCAGGCTTCTAATCAATATTGTAAAGTAAATCTTGAGGTATCTGATATTGATACTGAATTGCCTCTGGATGTTCAATTACAGAAAATTGATAACACTCTTGATGGTATCTGGAAGCATATTCGAGATAGAATTGATAATCAAATTGAAGAAGTTTTAAAGGAACAAGAGGCTGATTAAAATGCCACGAAAAAAGAAAGACGATACAACTCCGTTAACCCTATCTGAATTAGGCACTAAATATAATGGTATTCTTAATGTAGGTTCCTCTGATGATTTTTTGTATGATAGAATTTCATTTGGAATACCAGCATTAGATAAATTATTGGGCGGTGGAATACCTAAGAAACGCCTTACGCTTCTAACTGGTCAATCTAATGCTGGTAAGAGTTATCTGGCATCTCAGGCTGTTGTGAATGTTCAGAAAGCTGGTGGGACAGCAGTATGGCTGGATTCGGAGATGAGTTGGGATTCTGGGTGGATGCAAAAATGTGGGGTGGATACAGATAATATTTTATTGACACAACCTCTTACTGGGGAAGATGCTTTCAACACCATTAGAGATTTGATGATTGATGGTGTAGACTTAATAGTTTTGGATTCCATTGCTGGTCTAGTTCCTTCAGCAGTTCATGAAGAAGATTTTTCATACAATCCTATGGCATGGCAAGCACGATTAGTTAACACTTCTTTACCAAGGCTTTTTCCGCACTTTAAAAATGGAAGTGCTTTGGTTATTATTAATCAAGTTCGCAGTAGCATGGGGCCAGTTTCTTTGGATGCAATGCCGGGGGGAGTGGGACAAGTATTTTTTAGTCATATGATTCTACAGGCTAAACGGTCTGGTTGGATTGAGGATAACAAAGTAAAAGTTGGGTTTGATATTGAAGTACGTTTACGGAAAACAAAGGCTGGTGGTTTGCCATTTGATTCCTGTACCATTCCATTTAGGCTAGATGGAGGATTTGATATTGTTGAAACGTGGATACGTGAAGCACTAGACATGGATATAGTTAAACAGTCAGGGCCGTGGTATGCCTTACCAGAAATGGATGAGAAATTAATGGGGATGAATAATGTGAAAACTTTTTATTTAAACAACCCAGATAAGTTTAAGCTCTTACAGGAATTGGTTGGTGTCTAACGGAATTACCTTGATAGATGTTCTTTCATGTCTTCCTGATGTGCGTTCTTTAGATAATTTACTATGTAAATTTTTAGAGTACACTGAAAAAGACCTTGAGACAGTTGATTTACGTGATGATATTATGGCTCTTGCAGTTGGTTATCAGACTGTAAAGTTATTTGGTTTCTTATCTGAAGTATTTTCTAAGGAACCATTTGATTCTTTGACCGGAAAAGAATTATCTGAGGTTATAAAACACAGTATGGATTATTTTCATAGTCGGCTAGATACAGAGGGAGGTGGTTATGATTACATATGAGTATAAATTTATAGACTTATCTTTGCTGGGTGGTTCTGCGTCAGTCATTGATGCATTTAATGAACAGGGCGGTATTGGGTGGGAATTGGTATCGGTTGTGGGTGGTGTTGGGTATTTTAAACGGTCATCAAATAATGGGTTTGATTCAACAACGGTTTCTGTTAGTGCTGGTGAAGATTCATCTAGTATGACTATTATCACTACTGATAATGTATCGGGTGAAGAGGTTCTGTTGGAAGAGAAAGAACCACCAAAGCGTCGAATTGGAAGACCCCCCAGAGAAGACCGACAAGTCGGGGTTTTGTTAGCAGAAGATTCTATAATGCCTTCACCTGAAAGTATTCAATAATTTGAAACCCCGTGATTTTACGGTTCAAGAAAATAATATAGCGGAAATTCTATCTGACTTAGGTTTACGCTATGAGCAACAATACTCTATAGGCTCTAGAACAGTTGATTTTTATTTGCATGAAATGAACAGTGTTATCGAGGCTGATGGAGTATATGGTCATTTAAGAAAGTCTGATAGAAAAAGAGATTTAGAATTGATGAGTTTGGGTGTAAAGAATATTTTTCATATAAGCGACTCTACTAAACCCAAAATACTTAATACATTGGCAGGTATATTTTGTCAGGGATAAAATCAATACTACGTCAGAGGGAACATAGAGAACCTCTGATAACAAAACATGATGAATGGCTAGTTAAAGAGATTGATAGGCATTTAACCTCTACCTCTGACCAACGACCTCCATCCAAACATATTTTTTATCCTTCGTTTTTAGGGTCTACGTGTGATAGGTTGCTATACTTACATTATAATGGTCTACTTCCAAACCCTAAATTTGATTCTAAAACCCTTAGAATTTTCGCTCATGGTCATGCGACTGAAGCTAGGTATAAGGATATTTTTTCCAAAATGCGAATTTTATCTGGTGATGAAATTCAGACTCGTTATGATAATCCTTGTATTCATGGGAGGGCTGATTTCATACTGAATTTTCCTGAGTTTGGTAGAGCTATTGTTGAGTTGAAAACTATTAATGAGAGAGGTTTTTCTAATTTATCTGTACCAAAATCAGACCATGCTATTCAAATTCAAATATATTTAAACATACTGAATATAGATAATGGGTTTGTCTTGTACGAATGTAAGAATGACCAACAATTAAAGTCCTTTCATATTAAACGGTCTTCCTCTGAATGGGACTCGATTATAGAAAGATGTATTAAAATACAAAATATGACTGTTGTTCCAAAATTAGCTACTATCACACATGAGAAATGGTGCAATTGTTTAGATGTAAAAGAAGAGTTAGAGAATGCTTGAGACACAACAAAATGACACACATCTAGGGGCTGTATTGCGACGAGTTGATTCGTATTTTGAAAAATTAGAACTCCCTAAATTAGAGGCTGATGTAGAAGCCCCTAAAGTCATCTATATATCCGATTTGGAAGATTGCACTAATAAAGATTTAGAAAATTATTTGCTCTTGTTTGGTGGATTTCGTTCTTATTTGGATGCGAAATTAGCTTCTGTTGAGTCTAAAAAAACTATATTGGAAGCGACTTTTGATGAGGGTCTTAACCGTATGCTTTATACATTAGAAGAAAAATATGGAGAAGAGGGGCGTAGAAGACCCAATAAGGAATCTTTACGTGGGGAAGCTATTGCTACTAATTCTGGGTTGAAGAGAACTCGCCAAGAGTTAATTGAGGAAGAAGGGTTATATATTCGATTGTCTGGAATTCGCAATGCTTATAAAAGTATGTATGATGCTGTTAGCAGGGTTGTGGCTTTGCGTGTTAGTAGTCGAGAACAGATTTAGACATGGGGTTCTATATAGGTATAGATTGTAGTTCTCGCTCTGCTCATTTTGTAGTTCTAGATGTAGATGAGAAAATTATTTTGATGGATAAGTGTGTTGATACATCAAAAGATGTAGAAGCACGTTTTAACAGTGTTTGTACTCAATTCAATGATTATATACTTAATCAATTAGATTTATTTGTTGATAGTGTAGCCACAATTGAAAATCCAGTTATGATTCAAAATGTAAAAGCCACTATAACTATCACGAATGTGATAGCTGGTGTTAAGCGAGAGCTTTTTAGAAATGATATTTCGTATTGGGCGGTAGATAATAAGTCATGGAAGAAAGATGTTTTGGCAAATGGGGCGGCTTCTAAAGAAGAAATTTTGAAGTTTGCTGAAATAAAATGGGGTAAGGTTTTTGTAGAGCAAGATTATGCAGATGCAGCTTGCATAGCTCTGTGGGGTCTTGTAAAATTTGGACGAACTAGGGTATAATTTTAAGAATTGTTTTAGTGTATACAAAAATAGAATCCAAATTTATGCTTTAGGAGAAAAGACTATGCTGGGTAATGACGAACTCCATACTAAAATTTTATATCCAGTCACAAGAGTTCGGGCAGGGAATGCTGGTGGTTCGGGGGTGGTTGTGTATTCAGAGCCAGACCCTAAAAAGCCTGATGAGTATATAAATATTGTTTTAACTTGCCAGCATGTGGTTGATGGGGCTATCAAAATGAGGGATGAGTTTGATAGTGTTCTGAAACGTAATCGAAAGACTGATTATTTTGAAGAGGTTGTTGTTGAGATTTTCCAGTATTTGGGTAGCAGACTTATTTCAAGCAACGCTACTACTGGTGATATTATTGCATACGACAAGCACCATGACATTGCAGCTATAAAGTTACATAATCCAAATAAAATGGAACATGTGGCTTCTATAATCCCTGAAAACGAAGTTAAAGAGCTTCGTTTTTTTGAAAATGTTGTGACATGTGGTTGTAGTTTATTGCATGACCCATTTGGAAATATTGGTACAATAACTTCTTTGCGAGAAGTTATAGAGCAAAAGAATTATCTTATGGCTAATGCCCCAGCTATATTTGGAAATTCTGGTGGGGGATTGTTTCATGGTGATACTGGTCATTTATTAGGGTTGACATCGAGAGTTACTGTTACTCAATTAGGATTTGGGTTGGATGTTCAAGCATGGATGAATTTCAGTACGCATCCAGAGCGTTTATATGAGTTTTTTAATGACCAAGAACTTAGATTCCTAGTAGACCCCACAGATGATTTTCATAAGGCAATGTCTAGGAGGTTGGAACGGCGAAAAGACGCTATACGAGATTTATTTTTAACTGATGAGAAGGAAGAGGAAGTGGTAGTTGATGGCTAAGAAAAAAACTGAGTCTAGAGAATGTTGTTTAGATAGTGCTGTGTCGTGTAAGTGCCAGTCTGATGACCAGTGCATAGAAGTCTTGAAAAGGTATTCTAAAGTCGTTTATTGTAATGATGATAAATGCCTGTTTAATGTATCTTTACCTTATGAGTATTTTGTGAATCGTGGTCTAAATCATAAGCCCTTTAAAGATGATTCTTTTCATGGGGTTTGTGGTAGGGCAGATATTGGCTTACGTCTAAAAGAAATTAACGTTACTGAAACAGGTTCTAAAGTAAAGCACTCTAATACCATTTGCACTGTGCGTAGTGATAAGGGATATAAAGGTCATATGGACTTTTCTAAACTATTACAATCTGACGGTACTCCATATGGTGGAATAATACCGGGGCCAGTTGACCCCGGTACTGCTTATGGAGTTCGGTAAGGGTAAGTTTAATGAGGTCACAGACATCTACTGAAGAGGAGCGCAAAAGAGCATTAGAGTTATATCTGGAAGGGAGTAAATCTTTTTCTAAAATGGCTGAGACTCTTAGTGATGAGTTTGGTCGAGATGTGAGTGTAAATGCTCTATATGCGTGGAAACGCAAATATGATTGGGAAGACTTGCGAGCCAGACAGCAAATTGTTGTTGTTCAAAAATTATCTGAATTGGATGAAGATGAAATAGTAGTTGACCAGAAAAGACAACTGGACAGCTATAAATATCTCTCAGATAAAGGTAGGTCTGCTTTAGAGACATTGCAATTTGGTGATGCGATGGAAGCCACTAGAGCTATGGATATAGGTATTCAGGGTGAGAGGAAAGTTCGTGGTGGATTAATCAATTTAGAATTTGTGCAAGAATGTATGTCTATTATTTTAAACCATATTGATGATGAATCCACATTAAAGAATTTAGCTATAGATTTTAGGAAGTTGCTAGTGAAGTATAAAGATTCATAAATTATTTATTGAGAGTGTTCTATGCCCAGAACTTATAAGAAAAAGAATGATACATTAGTTACATTTGAAGATGGCTTACAGGAGATGATAGATACTCTCGATGATAGACAATCTATCGACACTGGGTCTTTTTGGGAATTCACACGAGATATTTGGAGTCAAGGATACGAGCATAAAAATTATTTTGATGCATGGCATGTTGGAGTTATATGTGATGATGTAGATAGAGCAATGGCTGATGGTAAACATTATGTTGGTATACTTCCAAGAGGTCATATGAAATCGACTATCTTGGGGTATGCTTTTTGTGTTTGGCGTATTTTAAATTCTCCTCAAGATACGTCCATACTTTATCTCTCATATAGCGATGGTATGTCTCGCTATCATATTTCTGAGATGAATCGACATATACGTGGAAATCCTCAGTTAATGGACTGGATGACTGACCGTTCTCCTAATGCTGATTATTCGTTTAGATATTTAGTAAATGGTTCACGGGCTGAAGTTATGCATGGGGGTCTTTTTTCCTTTAAGCGTGGTATGCATTTGAATGGCGCACTTGTTTGTGATGACCTTATGCGTGACCCTGAAAACCCATTGAATATTTCTAGCCTTTCTAAAATTGAAGAGTGGTTCTACACTGAAACTCTTTATATACCTAATAGGGGAGTACCAGTAATTGTTTTAGGTACTCCGATGTTACCGGGAGACTTGCTTTTTAAATTACAGGGGGATGAACGCTTTATTTCACGAGTTCTCCCAGCATTAGACCCAATTCCCGGTAGAAGGGTCTTGATGCCAGAATTATATACAGAAGCAGAATTATTGCATCAGAAGCAAATTAGACCGAAATCGTTTGCGTCGGAAATGATGTTAACTCCTTATTTAAGTACTGAAAGTTATTTGAATGATGAAGATATTGGTAATTGTGAAAATGATGAACTTGAATCATTAGACCCATATAAAAAACATGATATAGAAGCTGATTTTACATTTGCGGGATTTGACGTAGGTAAGAAACGTCACCCATCACATTTAGCTATTTTTAAAATTAAAAATAAAGTTATTACTCAAATACACCAATCCTTTTTAGATAACTGGGATTATACAGACCAAATTGCTCATTTAAATTTAGTTGCTGAAAATTTTGATTTGGATAGGGCTTATGTTGATAATTCTAGGGGGGAGTTAGAGGAACGGGGGTTGGGTGCTATTTGGAATCCTCTGACATTTACTTTGAAGCAAAAACGCAGAATGGCACAAGTTTTTGAGGAATATGTGAATTCTGGTAGACTTCAATTGATAGCTGATGAAAGACAACGTTCACAAATAACTTGTGTTAATAACGATTTGAAAGCACCTGAAACACCTCTAGGACATGGTGACTCGTTTTTTTCTGTAGCTATGGCTTTACTTGCTTGTTATGAACAAGAAACTTCTTCTACTTCATTGATTGGGGATATGAATGATTTCACCCCAAAACCAAATGAAAATTCACTTGAACCCAAGTTCGATGAAGGGTATACTAATGAGACTAATGATGAAGTATGTCCTGATTGTGGCAGTAAAAATGCTTGGATTTCAGCGAATTCGCTATGTCTATCCTGCTATGCTGGCTCTCTTTCGTTAAAAAGAACTTCTAATTTAGGGAAACTTGATGAAGAGGTAACGGATTTCCCCTTTGGTTAGACTACTAGTACTATATTTTTTGAGGTTTATATAATGGAGAATTTGGCATTGGATTATGTATCCCCTGTAACTGTGAATGGGTTGCAAATTTTAAAGAGTAGGTATTTTTTAAAGAATCCTGATGGTTCGTTGAAGGAAAACACTCCAGATGAATTATTTACACGGGTGGCGTTTGCTGTTTCTAATGCTGAAGAAGATTCTGAGTATTGGGGGAATCGCTATAAGGAAGAGTTACTGACTCCGCTTATTTTTCTTCCTAATTCTCCAGTGTTAATGAATATGGGAACTGGTGCTGGAACAGGCTCTGCATGTTATGTTGTGAACCTTGAGGACAGTATGAGTTCTATCATGCAAACGGCTTATGATGCTGCCATGATAGAAAAATATGGTGGTGGAATAGGTTTTTCTCTTTCTGATATTCGTCCTAAAGGATTTCCGATAACTACGACTCATGGAAAGGCGTGTGGCCCCATTGCTGTTTTGCGTATGCTTTCTGAGGTAGGCACGATGATTACTCAGGGTGGCAAACGTGATGGCGCACATATGGGTGTACTAGAGGTTTATTCTCCTGATATAGAAGAATTTATTGGTTGTAAGACTACTGAAGGTAAAATTCATAATTTCAATATCTCTGTTGGTGTAGATAAGAATTTTATTGATGCTGTGAAGGCAGATGAATATTTGCATTTGACTTGGCCTATGTGTCGTGAACGGCATCCTGTGAAGACCTCTGAAAATGGTATGGGTCAGTCTATGGATTGGGATACGTGTGGTAGAGTTGAAGGGAAATTAATTCGGGCTAGAGAAGTGTTTTCTAAAATCATTCATGGGGCATGGTTAAATGGGGAGCCGGGTATGGTTTGGCTTGACCGTATGAATGAAGATAACACGACTCCAGAATTAGGAACTATCAAGGCTACAAATCCATGTGGAGAACAACCTCTCCTATCCTCTGAGTCGTGTAATTTGGGTAGTATAGACCTATCTAAATTAGTGGTTGATGGAGAATTTGATTTTGAACATTATAGAGAAGTCATCCAGTTAGCGACTCGCTTTTTAGATAACGTAATAGATGTAAATATTCATCCCACTAAAGAAACTTCTGAGATGAATAAAAAGACCCGAAAAATCGGGTTAGGTGTCATGGGTTTTGCAGATATGCTAATCCAGATAGGTGTTCCGTATGATACTGAGGAATCCGTTGAGTGGGCTATGAAATTAGGGGCTATATTAGAGGAAGAGTCTGATGCTTCATCTTGTCTTTTAGGGAGAGAGAAGGGAGATTTTCCTGCGTTTGATGAAAGTCCATTGAATGTTAAGCATGGTGGGGAATGGGAACATATGCGTAATGCATGGCGAAGGTCGATTGCTCCTACTGGAACTATCTCCATGATTGCAAATTGTTCTTCTGGAATTGAGCCTTTGTTTGATTTGGCTTTTAAAAAGCACAATTTATCTGCTGCACTTGAGGGAGTAGAACTTTATTATATACACGAAGATTTGAAGAATCGTGTTTCTCATCTATTTGATAACAATGGAAATTCTATTGAGAAATATATTTCTGAGGGTCATGATGTTAAAGATTTGCTCTCTGATTCCCATGAGCGAAGTTTATTTGTTACGTCTAGTGAGATTGATTATAAATGGCATATTAATATTCAAGCTATGTGGCAGAATTATATTGATTCTGGTGTAAGTAAAACCATTAATCTTCCCAATTGTGCCACAGAGCAAGATATTTGGGATGCTTATATGATGGCTGGAGATTTAAAGTGTAAGGGAATTACAGTTTATCGTTCAGGTAGTCGTGAACGAGAAGTATTGGTTTCCTCTGTAGGAGATAATACTGGGACTTCTTCTAGTAATGATGTATTAGTTCGACCTGAATCAGTGCAAGGCGTGACTTCTAGGATTACCACAGGTCATGGGAAACTTTTCATGACATTGAATTCTAACAACGGGAATCCATTTGAAGTATTTTCTCAAATAGGGAAATCTGGTCAATGCGATGCGGCCTATCTAGAAGCTATTTCACGATTGGTTTCGTTATGTTTGAGAAATAAAATAATGCCTGAAACAATTCATCAACAATTGAATGGCATAGTTTGTTGTCCTGTATGGAGTGAGGGAACACAAGTTCATTCTGTTCCTGATGCCATTGCTTTAGGGTTGAAAACTCATTTTATTGATATTCATGACGGTGTTTCTATATCTTCAAATGGTAAGCTAGGGTTTGGTAGCACATGCCCAGAATGTGGTACTACAACTGTATTTTCTGAGGGTTGCATAACATGCAATTCTTGTGGTTGGTCTAAGTGTAGCTAGTTTTTACATTAACTATATGTTAGAATATTCTATTATACAGTAAAGGAAAGATAAGATGTTAGGAAGTTCATTACGTCAATTTGATAAACAGTATGTTTGCTCTAGGGATGATAAGGGTACTTGGAGAATAGTAGACCTGTGGCATAAAGAACTAGAGGGTTTAAATCTAGAGGATGATATTCCTGATGACCATCCAGCCATTAAGATTTTAACTGAAGGCGAGTTTCTTGAGTTGATAAATGAGTCTAAACGGCTGGGTATGATGCAGAAAATGGAAGAGTCTGGGGAGTTTTCAATTTCCGCAGATGCATACGATTCAGTTTGTGAGGAACGGGATAATCTTAAAATGGAATTAGAAGAAAATACTACTTCTACAAATACTACAAAAATGTTGGTAGAGGCTGAAGTGTCAGAATCATTTCAACTTGCTAATAAAAAATTAGATACGTTGTTGAAATTGTCAAGTCTTGGGACGTTGAATGATGACTTAACCAAGGCAGTTTTATTATTGGGTGGGAATAGTGAATTAGGTTCTGGTGACTAACAATAATGTGGGTTATGTAAATGAAAATAGCAGAACTTCTTCCTGAATTACCGGGCGTTTTACAGTATCAGCAAAAATTAAATGATTTGTCTAATATAGTTGATTTGATGAAAGCGTCTTCTGATGGGAGTCCTGAAACATATCGAGTACCTTCTCTTGGATTAGACCATGTTGTAAATCAATGGGTGCGTCAGCAAATGGCGTATCGAATGAATCTGGTTCAAGATTTATTTACAATTGCAATGACCGTAGAAGAGATTCGTGGCCCCATTAATCATATAATTGGTGAGGTTTTTAGAAGGGGCATTCAGTGGAAACCAAAATTTGCTGCAAAATGTGAGGCTTGTGAAATAGAGTTTCAGGATTATTTACAAGTTTGTTCGTCTTGTAAAGGGAAGGTTATTGAGCCTGATTTTACTCAGAGAACAGGTGTGGAGAAATTTCTATCTGATTCTAATATTTTTGACCAATCTCTTGAAGAGGTTTTACGTCAATTTTGGTTTGACGTAAATGCCATTGATATTGGGTGGTTGTATATATCGAAGGAATATATTGAGGATGGCCCAGAGGGAGTGAGGTCTAAACCAATTGAGATACGCAGAATACATCCTTCTCTGATTGAATATGATTTAGATACTAATGGGCTTCCAAAAAACTCTCATTGGTTTTGCTTTATCCATAGAGAACAGGTTTATCCAGAGGCTGGAGATTGTGATGAGTGTGGTAGAACATTAGTCCCTGCAATGTATAAAATGTATCGCTATGGGGGTCAGGCAAATGCTACACGAGCAAATAATTATGCTAGTGAGGGTCAAAATATAACGTATTTATTGGACTCTGAAATCATTGCGTGTAGAAAATTTTACACTGATGAATTATATGGTTGGAGTCCAATCATGACTATACTAGACAAAGCCTTGACTTTGGTTGGTATGGATAAGAATCTGTATAGATATTTTTGGGAACGTAATATGCCAGCTAGCATGATAATGGTATTTACTGATGACCCAGAATCTATGCGCCGTGAGAGAGAACATATAGCGTCTAGAATGAGGCAAGACCCTAATTATATCCCAATGGTTGCTGTATCGACTCGCCAAAGTCGTGGTAGAGTTGAGATGGTTAGGTTGTTCCATACGTTGCAAGAAATGGATTATCTTCCGGTTCGTAATGAAATACGGGAAAGAATAGCTTCTCTTTGGGGGGTAACTCCAGCATGGCAAGGTTCTCCAGAAGCATATGGTGGCTTGAGTTCTAATACACAGCAATTGGCCGTAATGTCTCGTGTTGTGGAACATGACCAACGATTATTGGAACAAAAAGTTTTCCCTAATATTCTTGAGGCTTTTGGTGTTACAGATTGGGTATTGGAACTACCATCACCTGAAGAGAAGGCCGAAGCCACTAAGATTTCATTTGCACAACAGAGAGCCAGCGTTGCTAACATGCTTTTCCAGATGGGGTTTGATGTGAAATCTCGTTCTTCTGGAGTTAGTGTTGATGATATTGACTTCTTAATCTCTGGTGAAGCGAAAGCTCCAGACCAGATGGGGGGCATGGGTGGCATGATGGGCGGTATGGGCGGTATGGGTGGTGGTGATATGGGCGGTATGATGGGTGGTGGGGAAGCTCCACCAGAACAAGGTGGTGATGATGGCCCAGCAACTCCTACATTGGATTCTCTTGGTTTGTCATTGATGAAAAAATCTGGTGGGACATGGTATGAACAATTATTACAAAAGGGGTACTTTTCCCCTATTATAAAATCTGTTAGTGATGATGGTAAAACTGTACTTTTTAATAGTGCAAATGATGATTATGAAGCTACATTTATAAACGGCAATTTAATGCATATTGAGAAGTATTTACATCATCATGATGGTCATCCTCCACATGATGAGAATATAAAACATAATTTATCAGCTAATAGAAAGAGTCGAGTTGATACTGCTATGTATGGCCCAGAAGAAGCTGAGGAACTTGATGACGAATTTCTTGGGGTGTAGCCCTCTCTTGTTATCTTTTGAAGCTAAGTTATGGATAGAAAATACTTTTGATAGGGCTTTATTTAATGTGGTTTGGGAAAATGAGGAACCTGTTTCTCTTATTGTCACAGTACATAAGGGAGAAAAATTTTTCTTAAGTAAAGGTACAACACTTGTTGATATTCAACAGGATTTAGAAGAGTGGCAGAATAATGGTTGTCCTATAAGAGAAGTTGAGTAGTGTTTTTTAAGCTTTTTTGGGATGGCTTATGCCACAAATACATAATATTCGGGTCAATAATTCCAGCTATAGGGTTGAAGTAGCAAACACTCCTCACCTCACTAGTCTTGGATTGTCTTTTAGAACGCATCTCCCATCTAATGGAGGGATGCTTTTTGTTTTTCCAGATGAGGTTAATCGTATATTTCATATGAGAAATATGAAGATTCCTTTGGACATTATTTTTATTGGGGCTGATAAACGAGTCAAATGGATTATCGAGAATGCTCAACCTGATAATGAGCGTTTGGTTTCTTTGCGTCCATCTAAATATGTTTTGGAAGTTAATGCTGGAGATGTAAAGAAAAACAGTATCAGTATGCATTCAAAACTGGATACACTAAATAACCCTCTGATAAAGTCTTCAGATACATTAGAAGGATGGATACAGAAGCAAGATGGTGGTGGTGATGGTGGTGGTTTTTCTGGTACTGCACATACATCAGAAGGAACCAATACTTTCACTCGTACATTTGGCCCTAGTAAAGATAATAAAAAACCGTGGGCAGGGAAGAAGAAAAAGAACTGGGCTAAGATTTTAACGTCTGCTCCTGATGAAGAACATATAACTGTAGCCATGCTTAATGAGTGGCTTGAGAAACAAGAAAGAGATATTCCTTCAGAGATGCGGAGAAGGGGATTAGAGCCGAAGACAGGGGATTGGGAGCATCCGTATCGGTGGGTTCGTAGTATCGACTCGTCTACACTATCTCCACCTGAAAAGATACAGTCTATAATCGAATCTGCACCTGATTTGAAACATGTGTTGGATAGTTTATCTGAGGTCGGACAACCTTATTTAGTTGGTGGTTGTGTTAGAGACATTTTGATAGGCAAGGATTGTAAGGACTTTGATATTGAGATGTATGGAGTCCCACAAGATGAATTAGGGGAACTCATACAGAGTAGATTTGGAGGAAGTTCAGAACAAGTTGGTAAGCAATTTGGTGTGTTTAAGGTTGGGGATTTTGATATTTCTCTTCCACGAACTGAGACACAAACTGGGGAGAAACATACTGATTTTGATGTAGTACCAGACCATACTCTTGACCCTATGACTGCTGCCAGACGTAGGGATTTCACCATTAATGCGATGATGTATGATGTAAAAGAGGGTACTATACTTGATTTCTTTGGAGGTGAAGAAGACCTTAGTAATGGGCTGATTAAACATATTGATGATGAGACTTTTGTAGAAGACCCATTGAGAGTTTATCGTGCCGCACAGTTTGCTGCCAGATTTGGGTTTAATATTGACCCATCTACCCAAGAATTAGCATCTCAAATGGATTTATCTAAGCTCCCTATAGAGAGGGTTAACGAAGAATTCACTAAGATGTTATTGAAGTCAGACACTCCATCTATTGGTTTGGATGCTTTGAGTGAGATGGGGGTATTGTCAAGATATTTTCCAGAGATAGCTATTTTGGATGAGACTCCTCAACGTGATGATTATCATGCAGAAGGCGATGTATTCATACATACTAAGATGGTGCTTGATAGGGCTACGGATGTTATAAAGAGGTTCCCTTCAGACAAAGAAAAAATTACTATCATGTTGGCATCATTATGTCATGACCTTGGTAAACCAAGTACTACAGAATACCATTCAGATGGGTCAGTTTCTCAACATGGGCATGAAGCGGCTGGTATAGACCCCACTAGGTCATTTTTATCTAAATTGACCAGAGAGGTTGATTTGATTAATGATGTTGAATTTTTGGTTGAGAATCATCTTCTTCCTCCGAATTATTTTAGGAGTAAAACATCGGATGCTACGTTTAGGAAATTAATCAATCGTTATGGTATGCGAAGGCTAAAACTTTTATCCGCTGTTTCTGAGGCCGATATTCTTGGACGTTTGAATCGGGCCGAAGATGGGGGAATAGAAGAACCCGATAATGATGCTACTGAATGGTTTAATTTGAGATTGGATGAAGTAGCTGAAAAATCTAACCTAACTCTTGAAGGTACTATAAAACCTTTGATAACTGGTCATGAATTGAAAGACATGGGTTTTACAGAGGGGAGAGAATTAGGAGATATTCTCAGAGATATTAAATCTCATCAAGAGACAGGGCAAATAGCTGATTCATCTGAAGCCACTGAGTATGTACGAAATAAATATATGAGTAAGGGTCTTGGTGATTTGGTGGATTGGCTATTCAAAGCTGTATCTTCTGAATCAATAGCAGAAGCAAAGAGGAAAGGTTTGGTTCCTCAGTCTGGTGACTGGATTCGTCCCAAACGGTGGGTTCGGCCTGAAGACGCTGATGTTGTTGTTGAGGAACCAGATGCTCCACGAGTTTATTCGTATGATGAAGTTAAAAAATTTGTGGAAGATAAAGTCTCTATTAATTTTGATTTTAATGAAAAGCAAAAACAACACGGCACATGGGCTGGTAGCGAAGAGTATAAACTTGCCTATGACCAAATTGAGGACATAATAGAAGTAGTTGTTGGCTCTTTTGACGGAGGTGAGGAAGGCCCAACTCCTAAACATGTTTATGAGGGATTTGGGGAACCTAAGAGAGATAGACTACATAGGCCAGTTGGGGGGAGAGAAGGGAAAAGAAATATACCTAAATGGCAATTAGATAGGTTTATAGGTAATTTTCAGTTAGAGTGGGATGAATCTCCCGGCGATTCCGATATGAAAACGAGAACAGGTGGTGAGTTTAGTGGGGTTGCTGCTCATTGTGATGTAGATAGTAATATAGTTCTTTGGAGAACAAAAAATCATGTTACATATGGGCAACAATATCCTGCTACAAGACACCAACATCTTGCTGAAATTGTGGTACATGAGTTAGGTCATGCTATAGTTTCTGATATGAGAGATGATGTTCCATCTTGGGTTACGGCGCATTTACGAAATGCTTATTCTAATGCTGTTGAATCAGGAAAAGGGTTTGTATCTAAGTATTCTACAGTGGATTCAAATGAGTTTTTTGCAGAATCCTTTAAGAC